GAGCGCCTGGTGCACGATGCCAAAGGGCGTCTGGACGGGAAGGGCGGTCTGAAGCATCCGGTTGTCAAAGTAAATGCCGCTGCCAGCCGAGAGCAGCGCGCGGTTGTTAAACTCCAGAATCCGGTTCTCGTTAATGCTGATCGGGGTATCCCCCCAAGCCTGGTCGTTTCTGACGGCCATCGCCAGGCTCTGGATGCTCGGCTGAAGCGTCTGGAAAAACAAGTCGCTGTTCACCTTTACTACGGAGCGGTCGTTGACCGGCCCGGTCGAGAGCGAGATACAGTACTGCATCGGCTTGTTGTTGGCGTCGGCTCCAATCCAGTCCGTGCGCGTCACGGGCACCTGAAGGCCGTAAATCTGTTTCCGCGTGCCGATGAGCAAGATCCCTTGCCCAAGCAAGGTGTTGTTGGTGGCAGCATACCCAAGCCAGCGGATGGCCCCCGCGTTGCTGGGTACGCTGAAGCCGTCGCCACCAATGGCCAGCGGGTTCTCGGTCACCCTCAAAATCGAATCGCGGAAGCCGTAGGGCGCGCTGCCCGAGGCTGTGTTCCCTACCATGTCGCCGGCTGTGTAGGTGCGGATGTCCCCAAACACGTACCAAAGTCTCTCCATGTAGTACGTCATGGCGTAGCCGGCGGGAAGCTCACGGGGGCTGCCCGTCAGCCCATTGGATCGGCGCAACGTGGTGCCATCCCAGAAGAGCGGCAGTGTCACCCCGTCGCCCGCCTGGATTACGAGGAATTGTTCGCCCTGAGCGAAATAGGCGTGAGGCTCCGTCGCGGGCATCCTGAGTGCCGGGTTGCCCCCGGTGAGGTCCACGGGCACCGGCTTGTCCGGGTCGGGGACGGCGTAGAGAATGCCGTCCATCAGGAAGATGAGGTATGGAAAAGCTCCGTTTGGCTCATACATGATGCCGCCCTGGTACAGTCCCGGCGTCGGGAATAGCTTCCCAAGCGGCTGCTGACCTGCTCGCGGCTCAATGACCCCACCGCGCACGGTGCCGTTGACGAGCCAGGAAAGGCAGTTCTTGCCCAGACCGTTGGGGTTGAACTGCGATTGTGCCGTAGTGACGCTGTAGCTGTTGACACCCCCTGACCAGTCCATTGATCCGTCCACGATTATGCTCGTATCCTGCGAGGGCATTGCTTTGACATTACGCCCCGACTACCTTCCGGCAAGAGAAAAGCAATGCCACAGACCTGCGAACCTTATCCGGGAATCATCGTCCAAACCACGTTTTCGCCTGTCGCGCTCGAAATTGACATCGTTCGGAGAGGCGGGAAGTTCAAGAACCGGGCGGGGAAGATGTGCGGAAACGGCCTCTACTACCACTTCAAAAAAGGCTGTTCCTTGATCTGGCCGGACATCGTGTGGCACCGCTGGAACGAGTTGGTGCTCAAGGAATGGCTGGAGCACAAGTACGTCGGCGTGATGGGCGCCGCGTCGTCCGGCAAGACGCACACGATGGCCTTTGCGCACCTGTTCGACTACTACTGCTTCCCCTACTCAACCACGACCATCGTCTGCTCCACGACCGAGCGCGACCTGGAGAATCGTATCTGGGGAGAAATGAAGCGCCTTCACCGGGATGCTACCAGCCGCTGGGACTATCTCCCCGGCCACTTGATCGAGGGCAAGCTGCGGATAGTCACCGATGACCGGAGCGAGGCCCAGGAGGGCCGTGACTTCAGGAACGGCGTTTGTTTCCCGTCGGGAACGCTAGTTGATACCGCCTCCGGTCCTCGATTGATCGAAACCATCCGTCGAGGAGATGCCGTGCTCTGCGCGTCAGGGATTGGCAGAGTTACTCAGACAATCAAACGCACTGCTCGGTCGCTCGTGCGAATTTCCACTAAAGATGGGAGAAGCATTTGTTGCACCCCGGAGCATCCATTTTTCACTCAGTTCAGATGGAAAAAGGCTTGCGAGCTTAACGAGGGATGCTTTATGCTAAGCCCCTATGAAACGATGCGAATTCTGCGGCAGCCCACTGACTTATCAGAAGAGGTTTTGCAGTCTGTCCTGCAATGCGAAATGGATGCACAGCCAGCCGGACATTCAAGTTCACCGATTGAAGAAGCTGTCTATTGCGAGGCGCAAGTTTTTGAAATCTCACCCGGACTTTACGAGTCGAATTGCAGATCGGTTTCGGGGATACCGATGGTCATTGGCTGCCAGGCAAGCGCTTTCCAAAACTATGCGCGAGCGCGGAATCAGACCCACCGTGCGAGGCGGCAATGGGCATGGACCAACGAACCCAGAGAAAAAGCTATTGGAATTGCTCCCCGCTGGCCTTTGGAATTACGGAATCAAAACCGGCAAATGGAACGGCAGTGGGTTCCCCGCGATTTACAAAGTGGACATCGGGCTGCCGGAATTGAAACTTGCAATCGAGGCGGATGGATTCACTCACAACAATCCTGGCCGTCGAGCCAAGGATTTGAAGAAGGACGCATTCCTATCGGGGCTTGGGTGGAAAGTGTCACGATTCTCGAATCACAGGATTTTGAACGATACGGAGGCCGTGATGGCAGAGTTGAAGTCTATAATCTCGAAGTTGAAGGGCACCCAAGCTACAGCGTAAACGGACTGCTCGCCCACAACTGCGGAGTCCCTTGCAAAAAGGGAACTTCGTATGTCGGAATATCCGCTTTTGTAGGAATCAAGAACAAACGCCTTCGTATCTGCGCCGACGAGGCGTCACTTTTACCCAAGGCGTTTCTGGACTCGCTTTCCAATCTGATGAAGGGCGTTCCCGGCTACACTGACCGGAAAGCCTCTGGCATCGGCAACCCAGCCGATACCTTGGATGCCCTCGGCTTGTTCTGCGAGCCCGCTGCGCACCTGGGGGGCTGGGATGGCGGCATTGACCAAACGCCCGTAACGAAGGTCTGGGAGACGCGGATGCCCGATGGCGTGTGCGTCCAGCTTTGCGGGTCCGACTGCCCCAACATGGTCGCGCCCAAAGGAGCCGCGCCGCCTTACCCGTTCCTCATCACCCGGGACAATATGGAAGACGACGCCAAGGTCTGGGGAATAGATGACTGGCACTACAAGATGTTCGATGACGCGATGATGCCGCGCGGCCAGGGCAGCCGGCGCGTCATCACCCGCCAGCAGTGCCTCAAGTTCCACGCCTTGGATGAGCCGCTGTGGCTCAACGCCAACCGGACGCGCATCTGCTTCCTCGATGCGGCTTATCGGGGCGTCGGGGGAGATCGCTGCGTGTTTGGCACCCTGGACTTTGGCGCTGAGTCCGTGGCCCCTGAACTACTGGGCGCGCACGTCGCCCAGTCCTTCATCAACCAGACGCCGGACAAGGACAAGAACCGCATCATCCTCGCGCTGATTGACTTGGTGATAATCCCGATCGTACAGGGCACCGGCGAGCCCGCCGAGGATCAAATCGTCGCCTTCGTACAAAGCGCCTGTGAGGAGAGGCACGTCCCGCAAACGCACTTCTACTATGACGCCGGTATGCGTACCTCGCTCGTCCAAGCCTTCGCGCGGCATAACTGGAACCAGTGCAACTCCATTGACTGCGGCGGCAAACCTACTGAGGACCAAGTAAGCGCCGACATTGACGTGTCCTGCCGGGACTACTACTCGAAGTTCGTGACGCAGCTTTGGTTTGACGTGCGCTACATCATTGAGGCGAACCAGTTCCGGGGAATGACTCAGGACGTGATGCTCGAATTCTGCGCCCGCGAGTGGAAGCGCGTCGGCTCCAACAAGATCGAAGTCGAGTCCAAGGAAGAGTTGAAGAAGAAGACGGGCCGGTCACCGGACCTGGCCGATGCGCTGGCCATCGGCGTCTTTGGCGCCCGCCAAAAGGGTTTTGTTATCAAGCGGCTGGGCAACGCTCGCAAGGATAAGAACGACAATGCCTGGCAGAGAGAACTGATCCGGCAGGCGCGCCTCATTTATCAATCAAGTCAGCTTGACCACGCCGTTTAATTGTCGGATACTGTGGTCGCCTTAACGTGGCTTGAAGCATGACAACACAGATTTCACAGCCCCTTGCTGATTGCGGCCAATCATGCGCCGACGTTACTTTCCGCTTGGGGCTGTTCTCCTTGAATGAAAACGATTCCCCTCTCTCGTGGGCTTTTTGCTTTGGTTGATGATTGCGACTTTGACTTTCTGAACCGGTGGAAATGGTATGCGTGGACCAACGGGAAGATTTTCTATGCAGTGCGTGCGGGCAAACTTCGGCACGTATCAATGAAACTGATCCACATGCATCAAGTGATACTCGGGTTTCTGTCCTGCTTTGAGATAGACCACAAAGACGCTGATGGATTGAACAATCAGAGGTCCAACTTGAGGCTCGCCACGCGGTCTCAAAATGGCGCCAACCGCCGTAAGACGCTTGATGCTACTACAAGCCGGTTTAAGGGCGTGAGCTGGAGAAAAGACGAAAATTGTTGGCGTGCAAGGATAATGTTCCAAGGCAGACCAATTTCACTCGGTAGTTACAAGGACGAAGTGGAAGCGCGGCTTGCTTATAATCGGGCCGCGCTCAAATTATTCGGGCAATACGCGAGGAGCAACGCGGTCTGAGCTACACGGCGCCGCCTCCTAGCGCCGTTCTGAGGGCCTGGATCGCGTTGAAGAAAGCCAAGCTCTCAGCCGCAGTCAACCCGTTATGGATCGCCACGAAGGAAAGTCGTTTGCTCGTCCAAAGAAAAGGCGTGCCATTATTGTTACCCGCCCAGACGTAGTATTGAGGCGTGGGCATAGCGCCCGGAGCGGCCGTGCCATGAACCAGCGAGGAGTGGGCGTTGCCTGAGTTGGCGAAATAGATGTCAAAGGAGCCGGACGAGATGCGGTTGCCCGAGACGTAGCCTGCCGCCGTAAGGGCATGGCTGATTTCAGACGGCGTGGTGTTGAAGCAATCGAAATAGATGACGCCGCTGTACAGATAGATCCCCACCTGATGGGCCGAGGCGTCCAGCGACAACAGTTCCACCGCCGCCTCGTTCACGTAGCTCGAATAGTAAACAGTGAATCCTGCACTCGCGGAGGTCACAAAGACATCGCCAGCCACTCCAGTTGTGGCGTACTTGGTGGTCCCGTTGCCCACCAGCCCGTTCACCGTCAAATCCCCGGAAACAAAGTTGTGGTTTCCCCAAGGGTCGGTTGACGACCCCACGATTAGAGGCGTTAAGGCCGCAGTCAAATTGTCGGGCACAATCGCGTTCATCGTCAGCATCTTTGTGTTCAGTCCCGAGTTGGTTAGAGAATGTAAAAAGATGGTCAGCGCAAGCTGCGTATTGGTGCTGGTTGAGGCCCCGCCATTCGCTATCACGCGCGCATTCCAACTGGTCACCTGTGGTGAAATCTGGAAGACAATGGCCTGTAAACCGCCGTTGCTGAAGACCAGGCTGTTGAGCGTGCCGTCGGCAAAATACACGCTGAAGTTGGTGGTCAGGCCGGCGCCGCCCCCACCAGTGGAGTTGATGCTCAGAACGCCTGTGTTGGTCGTGAAGGTAACGCCGGTGCCCGGCGCGAATCCAATCAGCTTGGTGGCCGGGATGGTGAAATTATTCGTGGCATCATGCGCCGCTCCGGCTGGATCATAGAGAACGCCCCAAGGAAACCCGTTCGTCGCGTCATGGGCCTTTGTTGCCGCCAGTCCGGCGGCATCGTAAAGCACGCCCCAGGGAAACCCATTCGTGGCATTGTGGGCCGCGCCTGCGGGGTCGCTCAAGACCAGCCAGGGGAAGCCATTCGTGGCATCATGGGCTGCCCCCAAAGGGTCCCAGGGGCCACCACCGCCGCCTGCGCTGTTCAAAATCACCCTGTTTGTGGCATAGGTAAAAAACATGTTCTGGCCAGGCACAAACCAGAACTCTTGAGACTGCTTCGCGTCCGGCTTCCTTTGAAGCTGAGAAAACCAATACGACGGCTGTGCCTCAGCGACGAGCATGGAGAGCAGCAAGAGGATGGCCGCGACCTTCTTCACGGGTAAATCTGCTTGAACAGCGGAGACTGCCAGAACTGGGCCGGGGCCACCTTCTTTGCCGGCCAGGCTGCGGCGAACGGGTAGAAATTACCCGCGTTGTAGAACAGGTCCGCCAGCATAGAGCAAAACTCGGACTTGTAGTTCGTTGTGTTGTTGCCCTGGTCTTTCGGCAGGTAAAAGTCGAACAGCCCACCGAGGTCGTACTTGTCGCCCTTAGCCTGTGCGTCGAACCACTCCATTGCGGAGGTCAGATCAAAGGGCATCGTAGGCTCCAGCACGCCGCACACGTACTTGTCGTTGCGGATGGGGTACTCGTTGACGCCCTCCATGCGCGCCGCTACTGAGGTCGTGCGGCTCACGACAACCTCAATGTGCGAGGTCCACGACCAGGTTTTGATACTGATTATCACGCCAATCAGGTTCGACGGGCGGTACAAAACACACCGACCCGGCGTGAGGAGGGACTGGTCAACAACCGGCATGGGCTACTTGAGTGCGGGCGTATTGGTCACAATGGGCACGTTGGGCCGAGGCATGGTCGGATTCAGCGGGTAAGTGACTGACACGCCGCCATCGCTAGCTTTGGAGACGGTCATGCCCGGGATGACGCCAAACCGGAAAATGTGTCCGTGCCCGTAAAGCGTTTGGACATCCAAGTCCACGCAGTTAGGATCGTCTTTGAGTTGCTGTACGACTGTCGCCATACCGGCGCAGCCTGTGAGTCCCGCGCACGTCAGCGCGGCCATTAGTGTGATTAGTCTCTTCATAATAAATTGGTGCCCGTGAAGCCGCACGGGCGACGGTTTTATCGCGTCGGAACCGACCAACGCTCAGTTACAGTTTCAATCCGCTCCCCGACCAGCCAGCCAGGGAGAAATGTTATGGCGTCGGCGGGGTGACCGGAGGCGTCAACGCGTCCGTAGCGGTCTTCGTCACCGACTGGATGTTGGTGATCGCCGCCGCCAGTTGCGCGTTGGTGGGCTCGGAAGCGAAGGCCACCGCCAGGGCGTTTACCGCCGTGGTGAGGTCCGCAATCGCCGTGTTCAGGTCGTCTATAAGCATACTTAACCTTTCGTTTTGTTGATGTTTCTCTCTTCGCCAGTCCACAATGAAGTGGAAAATCTTTTCCAGCCACTTGCTCATTTTGCTTTGCAGTCCTCTTTTTTGGGGGCCACGCAAGGAAGTTTATCCAGCTTCTCTTCCAGCGTTTTGAACCGCTCCTCGAATTTGTTGAAGACTTCCTGGGCCAGCACGAGTTGATCCGTGATGCCTGTGAACTTGCTGCCCAGCCACCAAACGCCAGGAATGACCAAGCCGCCAACCGCAAACACCGTTCTCAAGTCAACCGTCCAGTCGGGCGTGATCTGAGTTGCCGCACCGCCAACCGCAGTTGCCAGCATGGCCGTGCCCCCAATCGCTAAAGGAATAAGTCTGGTCATCGCCACGTTATTGAGTCCAGACGCTCTCCAGACCAGTGATGGTGTTACTCGCAGTCACACCAAACCATACCATGCTCGCCCCCTTGTCCAAGGGTAAATTACAGGCGTTGCTGGTCATCGTGGCTACGATTGGCCAGGACGGGTCCGGCGCTGAGAGCGGTCCCTTGAGGCAGCGCACGTTGAACACGATGGCTTCCTGGCTGCCGGCGAAATCCCAGTCGAGCCGGATAGACGGCGCTAGGGCTGCGCGCGGGGCCTTGGCAATGAGGTCTAACGCAGCCCGGCCTTGATGGATGGCAGCCGACTTGTGCGGGCGCTTCGGTAGGGTTGGAACCAGGGGAACGCTGGCTCCAAGACACAGGAAAACAAGAATACCGAGCCAGAGCTTCATCAGAAACCGTTGACATCCGCCGCTGGGATATAGAGCGGGCGTTCTTGGAGCCGGTGCATAAGAGGCCCGGTGACTAGTCAGTTGTACAGGTCCACGCCGGGATTTCGGCCAGCAACGCCGCTTTGGCTGCAATCCCGTCAGGGGGGCCAACGCTGGGCGGCGCGGCGGGAGTTTGACCCATGATGAGGCAGGTCCCGCCAGTAAGGCCAAAGGTCACCAGTTGGGCCAGAATCGTGTTCACGTCCAGCACGCTGAGTGACATGTTGTACACGAAAACGAAGGTCAGCAACGGGTTGTGGCTGATGTCCACCGCAGCGATGGGGTTGCTGGCTATCCAGAGGAAGAAAAGTTGTGGATTGCCGCTGATGTCCACGGGGCCAGCGAAGGCGCCATTATTGTGCAAATCGAGTGAGCCTAAAGTCGGAAACAGGTTCAAGTTTGAAATCGAGGTCAGTGTTTGATTGGCAATCGTGATGCTGACGACCCAGGCGAAATGTGCGTTGGCCAGGAAGAAAGCCAGGTTCCCCGTGTGGGTGCCTCCACCGTGGGATTCAACCCAGGTAACGAGGTCGGTAGCTGGGGTGTAGGAGAATTGCGGCGGTGGCGGTGGTCCGCCGTTGTCCCACGCGCAGGCGGTGGCTATCTGGACCGATCTCAGCATCCCCTCCGGGACACATGTGTCCACGCACCGGGCCAGATCAATCAGCCCTTGAGGCGAACAATCCACGTCACCCTCCCGCCTTCGCCGCCAGCGTGCAAAGCAACTGCGCGATGATCGCTGCGCGCAGGCCCTTGGGCACGCAGCAGTCTATCTGCCGCGCACCGTCAATGAGCGCCTGCGGATTGCTGCTCACCCCGGCGCCGACGCTCAGAATGTAAATCAGCACCGCGTCCTTCATCCCTTCGGGGATGGTGCAATCAATGCACTTCGCCGCTTCCAGCAGCGCGCTGGGTTCGCAAGAGATGGCCACAGGTTATTGCCTCACCTCAGTATGAGTGATCTCGTAGAACAGGTACGCCTCAGCCGCCAGAAGCTGAGCCATGTCGGCCTCGCAGCAGCAGCCCGCCAGCGCGCTTTGGAATCCCTCCGCACTGCCCTCTTCCAGACCTTTGGAGAGCGCGGCCAGATATGCCTGGCGCAACTGATAGTCCGGCAGCGAGGCACAAGCTTTGAGCGAGTCCAGCAGCGGGCAGAGGTTGGCGCTGTAATCGGGCCCGTTCAGTTCCTTGATTATCAAGGCCAGGATATAGACTTTGACGGCCTGGTAGGGCACTCCCTTTTGAACTGAGGCAAAGGCCGCCCCCTCGGTTACGAGGGTTTGAATCACTGCGCATGGGTCGGTTACTACTGGCACTTCTACGGGCATAATTTGTCTTTCGTTTCGGCTGTTGGTGTTTGACTACTCGTACAGAGAATTCGGCGGGGCGGCTGGCGCCGGGCCGGCAGCGCCTTCCTCGGGGGCAGGCTCTTCCTCTTCGGGGGAATACTTAACCGAGTACTGGTCCTCCAGGACCTGCTCCACCGTCACGGAGAATTTGTCGCCCACTTTCATCTCCGTGCTGCAAATGTCCTTTGGGACAAGGACGCTCTTGTAATTGTCCTCGCCCTTGGGCTCAGCATCCGGCTGAGTGGCCGCATTGGCTGCCGGGGCTGGTGTCGGGTCACCGTATAAATCTTCTGCTGGCATAGGTTGCGCTTTCGTTGTTGGCAGTTAAGGGGAAACGCCCGGCCACCCCAACAACTAGGTGGCCGGGCACGTAACCATCCCAGCTACTACTGATCCGTCGAGCCCGGAGGCACCGGCGTCGGAGGCTGCGGCACGGGGCCGTCCTCAGTGCCGGTCGGGACTCCCGTCCCGTAAAGCGCGGTGAACGCCGTCGGGATCGGGCACGGCGGCAGCGTGCTGTCGTAATTCTGGGCCGGGTAACCCGGATCAGGCGAGCACGGGCTGATCTCCGGGATGCAGAACTGCTCACGCCGGTGGAAGATGGCTTCCATGAATTCGTAGTGGAGCGGGCGGACGTAGTACTTGAACCACGCAATGAACTGGCCCTTGTTCTCCCACTTGTTGGCGATGACCTGGCCGGCCTGGTCGGCCCCGAGGTCGTGCATGGCGAACCGCCACTTGCCACCAAAGTCCCGATGCCCAAACGGCATCTCGGGGTTGAGCGGCTTGGCGTCGGGCACCAGAAGCTCCATCCCCTTCTTGTGATGGATCTGGCTGATCGAGAACTGCGCGGTCTCGTAGTCGGGATTCTCGTCGCTGCCGAGGCCCGCCGCGCCGCCTGCCCCAGTGGTGATGCTGTTCTTGTATGGCAGCACGATCTGGTAACGATAGCGGTTGGGAGCCGCCGTCGCACCCAGGTCCGTGACGTAGTTGAAGCGCAACCCCATCGGGTCCACCCGGACCATGAAGTTGCCAATCTGGCCGCTGAAGCCGTAACGCCAATACTTGGTGCTCTCGTCGAAGTTCTGGAAACGCCAGTTGCCCAACACATTCGGGCTGTCGCCGCCGCCGATGCCTTGCTGGCCGCCCAGGTGCTCAAGCTCCCAGGTCGTGTCCATGTCGGACACCAGTTCGATGAACGGGCTGGTTTCCTTGAACGGATTCTCGCCGGCATAGCCTTTGAGCATCAAGGGGTTAAAACGGTGCTGGAGCATCTGCGGCGCGAGCTTGAACACGCGCGACGGCGGGACCGAGCAGTCGAAGTAAATCTCTTCGTCGCCCAGGACGCCGCCCAGCGTCCAGGTGTACGTGAACACACCATCGGTGCCGGGCGTGGCGAAATTCCGGTTGGCCACGCTCTTAACCTTCGCCCAGAACAGGTGCCGCTTCCTTAGGAAATTCGAGGAGACCGCGCTGGTAGCCGGACGCAGGATCTTGCTGATGATCTGGTCAATGTGCTCCATCGCATGCGTAATGTGCATGTCTTGGTCGTAGCACAAGAGGGGGGTGCCCCAGGTCTGCTGTTCCGCGTAGTAGGTCAGCCGGTCAGCGCCCCAACTGATCTGATGTTCGTGAGGATCGCACGGGTTGCCCTGGCAGCCCGGACCATTCGCGTTGACCTTCGTCCACGTCTTGGTCGTGTTGGGCCACACCGAGCGGAATCGGTCTTGGGTGATTTCAACCGGCGTCCCCATCGGGGTCGTGCCGGTCGAGACGTTGAGGAGCCAGCCGTCGGTTGCCCTTATGTCTTCCATGATCATTTCGTCAAACCGCGGGGTTTGATCAACAAAAAAGTTGGGAAAGTCGCAGGCCGCAATAATTTGCGAGGTTGGACAGGACACAGTTTTTTTCTTTCTTCAAATTGTTCACTGCACGCGGTTATGCGCGGGCGCATTTCGTTTCGGTGTGAACGGTTGAAGAAGACTTCACTATGGCCCCGTCCCGGGCTTACTGATTCTCGGCTCAGTGCGGGCCGTCCGATTTACCCCTCGGAAGGGGCGAAGCCGCTTTGAAGCGACTATCGCTCTTTTACACCTCTCCTGTGCAACTCGTCAAACTCTTTTTTTGACGCATTCGCTTCCAGCGTTCCAAAGCGTCGTGGTGCTCTGCGCAAACCCAGCGAATGTCCATCGGGTTTTCGTACGAGTTATGGTGGGCCTCGGTTTCGAGTTTACCGCAAACGTCACAGGGCTTTGACTTCAATTTGCCTCGCTGCATCAAATGATTGACATAAGCTCTCGCAACCAGTTTGTGCCTAACCCCTCGCTGTGCCGCGTACGCCCATGCGCCCCCTCTGGACTTCAGCCACGCTTTTCGGATTTGGTTTGCGCACTGATAGCAGTAGCCCTGAGATGTCCGCTTCGGTCTTTCATTACACACAGGGCAAAGCGATGGGTGTTTTGCCTTTCGAGTCCAACGCACCGGCGACATGCCCCTGCTGACACGTTGGCACTTTAAGCAGTAGGGATGGTTTGGAAGGTGAGGTTCTGCTTTGCATCTCGCGCAACAAGGGTGGGATTTCAGAGTTGCCTCGCGTTTCTTTTTCCGGCAGTCAGAACAGTGCGGATAAAGCCCGTCTCGGTAGCGAGCGGACTTTACAAACTCCGTCTCCGGCAACTCCCTCTGGCACTTGCTACAACGCTTCATAAACAAAAATCCCCGCCCAAGTTGCGCCGGCAATCAGGAGACTGCCGCAAGGGCGGGGAAAAAGTTCGTTGGTTCAGTGGCGCAATCACTGACCCACTATCGCGTACCTATCGGGGAAGTCAATTCTCCAGCTTCCGCAGCGTGGCCTGGACCGCTTGCGGAGTCAGTTGAGCCCGGCGGCATGGCCAATGGCGGTAGCTCTTCCAGGTGCTCCCATCGTCCATGTTGTAAGTGACTACGAAGGCTTTCAAGTGCTTGCCGGGCGTGTAAGTAACGCCCTCACCGCATGCCGGACAAACTCCAAACGTGGTCTCTTGGGTAAGGAAGGTGGTGCTCATTTCAATGCGCCCGCTTTTTCAGATCCTCGTGCATCTGCTCCATTGCGCTGAGTCGGCCAGCCGGAGCGGGTCCGCCGTCTCTGCCGCCAGCGGGCGGGGTGCTGCCTTTGTACTTCGCCAGTTCCTTTTGCACAGCCTCAAGGTCGCTCTTGAGCTTGGCATTCTCCCATCGGAGTGGGCCATAAGCCATCGCTCGGTTGCGGACGGCGGCATGACGCTTTACGGCCGCCGCTCGGTCCTCGGGCGAAAGCCGGGGGTCCATCGGGTCCACGCTGAAAGCCTTGTCCACCAGCGCGGCGCCTTGGCCCAAACGCTGGTTCCACTCCGCGTTGCCTTCCTTCGGTTTGAAGTACTCGCCGTGTTGGGGATCGGCCAGGGCCTCGGCATTGGCCTTCTCCCAAATCTGCCGGACGGAGTTGGTCGTCTCAGTGCGCCACTTGTTGATCGCCTCCATCTGCTGCTGAGTCCGGGCGCTGCCGTTCTTCTTGGCCTCGGCCAGGGCGTTGGTCTGGGCCTCGAAGAGCGTTTTGATCTCTTTCCGATGCGCCATGACGTCGTCGGCAAACTTACCGAAGACGGAATCGGCAATCTCGCGGGCCTTCTGCAAGGGTAGCTGAACCAATTCGAGCATGTCCTCGCTCGATATAGGGCGCGCCGCGCCGGTAGCCGGGTCGCCCACGGTCAACTCCTTCAGGTCGCTCATAGCGCGCGCCCAGGCTTGCTCGTAGGGCTTCTGGTACTTCTCCTGAAACTCGGGGTGCTTGGAATAGTCGAGGAAACGCATGTGCTCCTCGTATGCCTTGGCCTTGGCCTCGGCCTGCTCGACCCGGGCAGTGAGGGCCTGGCGCTCCCGCTCCGGTACGATCGAAGCCTTGAAGTCTTGATATTCCTTTGCGGTCTTGGCGTGGGCAGCCTTTTCGCCCTCCCAGAGCTTCCAGGGAGAGACCTTGCCCGGCTTCCCTGCCGGCGGTTGTTCGGTTGCCGGCGGGGTCGTCGGCTGTTCGTCAGAAGGAGAGGGCGAGCTAGGAGTCTCGGGCTCACCCTCTCCGGGGCGGGCCTCATCCCCCGGAGTTGCAGGGGAGTCTGCGGGGGTCTCCGGGGAAGGTGTTGCGGGTGGGGTCGAAGGTTCGATGCCAGCCTTCTTTTCCAGCGCCGCGTGCATCCGGGCCTTGGCGCTGCCGGGTCTGGTGGGGCTAAGGGTCGGGTCGCCTTTGGGAAGGGCGGATACGCGGATCTCGGTCGTCGGTGGAGGCGGCGGCTTGGGTGGTGCGCCCTCGATGATGGTGACTCCAGACGGCAGAGCGGCGGGCGGGGCAAGAGTGTCGGCGCTCATGTGCGGTGGTCAAGTTGGTCGGGAATAATCGGGGCTGGCTGGCGGGGTGTCTCGCTCAACATCCTGAGCGTCTGGACAAGCTCCAGCGCGCCTTGCAACTTGAAGCCGGCAGCCAAGGCGGTGTTGGCATTCTCGTTCTGCTTCACCAGCAGGGATTGGTACTCCAGGAGCCCAAAGTCAACGGCCCGCATGAAGGGGTCCGAGACGATTAGCTCGCGGTGCTGATTCACCCAAGTCGGATTGCTCCGGTATCGTTGGGCGGGGGATGGGTTTACGATGGGGACTGCCATAGGTGTTGTTGTTGTTGTTGTTGACTACCAGTATTTGATCTTCTTGTGCTTTAGCTTAACCGTCTGGGGGGCGGCAAGCCCTTTCTTCGGGCCTCGGCTGTTCGTCCTCGGCCTTGGTCTGAGCATCCTGCCGAGGACTTTGGTCAGGATACCTTGCTGTTTCGGATGCGCGATAGGTATGCCCCGCGGCGGCTGGTGCACTGGGAAGCTAGGTATGATGGGGGCTGGGTCGGTCATTCCTTTGGTGCGTGCTGATTGCAGGCAAACTGACGATACGTCTTCAAAGCCGCGTGGTAACCCTCGCTATCTATAGCTAAAGCCATTGACGACAACCCAGACTCGTGAACGTGGCCCATTGTTTCTGCCATGCCACACCAGTTCCAGCCTTGGGAGACAGAACCTGGTTCTTTCACCTTTCCCCACCATTTGCAGGTTTCACAGTGGTTCATGGCCGGATCATCCAATTAGCGGTCTTGAACTCCTTATCCGCTCGCAGCCACATCATCAAAAGAACGAAGCATCTTGCGTGGTGACGTTGCTCGGGATTGTCCTTGGGATAGAGCACGGGGTAAGAGAGCGCCTGGCGATTGTGCCAGCCGGCCCGCTCTGCGACTTGGAGGGAGTTCAAAGGTACTTCACTTTCTTCCGCTTGTCTGGCCTGATTATCCCGGCCTGGCTGATGACCTGATTCTCGTTGACCCAGCGCTTGTTCTTGCGCACGGCGTTATCGTACGCGGGACTCTGGTTGACCTTCGTTTGGGGGAACTGGCAGCCGCTGGCGATGGATGATGGGGCGTTCATGTTTCGATGACTGTAGCCGGCTCGGGCACCGGCTGGTCGGTGAATTCAACGCCTTGCTTCTCCGCTGCTTTGACCTGCTGAAGCAGTTCCGCAAAGCCTTCGATCTGGCAATGCAGCGGTTCGCTCTCCAACGCGGCGAAGTGTTCCTTGAGGCTGTCGAGCGCGTCCTCGATGGAATCTCCCATGCCGATGACTACTCCCGCTTCGTCGCATTCCAGTGGCACTGAGGGGGCGAAGTGGTAGAGTCCGTCGGCCATGCAGTAGTGATAGAGCTTCACCCACCGCTTTACTTCTTCAGGGATCTCCAAGGCAAACCACTGATTTCTCACATGGTCGCAGCAGTGAAGCGTCGCCACCGCGACAAACTCAGCTTCATACTCGGGAGTGAGTAATTCGCCGTTGGCCCCGTGCCAGATGACTTCCGCCAGGTTGGAACAAGTCTCAGGCAGTTGGTCCTCGGTCAAACCGGCCATCCGAAAAGTTGGATCAATGAAATACGGTACGTCGTCTTTGATACGGATTTCCGTCGCCAGGAAGTTGCGGTAGCCGGCGCTGGCTAGCATCGGCATCATGGCCTTGTTTACCTCGCGGACCTGTTCCGGCAAATCCTGATAAGCGAGCAGCGAGCCGAGGTAGAGTTCGTTCTTCAGCTCGTAGCCCTGGAACGAGCGATTGGGGAATTGACCGTCCACGCACCAGCCATCGTAGCCAATCTCTACGTCGCACTCGATTTCGTCCTGAACAACAAAGACGACTTCCTCTTTCAACCCGCCAAATCGGACGGCCCACTCGTCCAGCTTTTGCAGGCTGTGCGCGTAGTCTCGGTGGTGGTACGTCTCCATGCAGGCCCGGAAGCGGTTTAGCTTTATCCATTTCCCTTTTACCTGACGCAGATGGATGGCGAGGTTGGTAAGGCCGACGACCTTTACCGAATTCACTGTCGGTAACCCAACCTCTTTGAGATAAGCCAGGAACTTCGTTCGGGACAATTCGAGGTCATTTACCCCCATCGCACCCCACACCGCCTTGCCCATGTCTCTCAGGTGTTTCTGGACGCCGGCAAAACCGATGTCCGGGAACACAAGCAGGTCAATGTCCTTGAGCACTTCCGGGTCAAGGAAATCGTCGAGCCGTTCTATGCCCGGCAGACCGTCTCCCTTCACGGCGTCGTTGATGTCCTGAAACTCGCGGTCAACCGGGGAATGGTAATACACCTTGGCCGCTTTCCCTACAAAGGCGTCGGCCAGGAAGATGAACTTGCCGTAGTCCACTATGCACACCGTTATCTCGCTCAAATCTTTCATCGCCTTTTCGACGGTCCCGGAAACTCGCGTATTAGCTCATTCTGGTAGTCCTGCCAGTCCACTTTCAATTCTGCGCAGAGGATCATTTCGATAGCGGTAGCCAGGCGGTGCTCGTGGGCGTATGGCGCCGCTGGATCGTCGCCAGCACCCAGATCCTCGGTATGGGTCTTGTCGAAGGCCAAATCAAACTCATCCACGGCCTGCTGAGAGACGCCGTTGTGCTTGCACATGATGGCCTCCACGGTTTCATGGATGGCTAGCAGAATCTCCCGCCGCCAGTCGCTCATTGGAGCGACTTGCACCTGAAGGTCGCCGTTGGGCTCCCAGAGCCAATCCACCCCATCTACTTCAGGGCGCATATCTCTGGGCTCGGTGACTTTTATAGTAATGTTCATAAGCGCCATTCCAACAGATGTTGATACTTGGTGAATTCCCTGCGGGTAAAAGGTCCCCCAAAGGCCAAGTCTGGTCTCTGACCACCTGGAAGGTCTGGATTTAGAAATCGGAAGTTCACTTTACCGCCCAGGTGTTTGAAAGCTTCGGTCTTGTCTCGTAACGCTGCTTGCGGGATGGTCTTGATCGTGATGTTCACTCCTTCATGCTTGTGAGCCTGTTCCTGCGGATGTTTCCGACGGCTTCCAGGTCGAGCTTCTGCAACTCGGCAGCGTGCTTTTCACGGTCCTGCTTGAGCCCTTCCTCGAAAGCAATCTGCCGCTGGGCTGTCTTGGCCGCGTGACTCTGCTGGCCCATTTGGATCTTGCTCTGCGCTTGGGCCTGAGTCGCCTGGATCTTCGCGGCGTCCTTCGGGTCGAGCCCGCCCTTGCCATTGCCCTGCTGCGCTTGCTTCTGCGCCGCCTGCTGCTGCCGCTGCATGTAGCCTTTGACCTTATTGGCAATACCCCCCAATTCGCCAGCAAACATCCGCACCATGTTCACGGAGCCTTTGTCGGCTTCCAGCATCGCTAGAAACGCCTTCGTATAGACTTCGCAGTGGTTCAAGCCGATCACGTCCTGCGGGGTGCCTACAGCGCCGGTCTGGTCAATGTCAATGACCTTCGCCTGCATCAACCGGAGCATGGTCGCCAGCACTTCCACCGGGTTGAGCCCGGGCTTGGGCGTAACTGCGGTGCCGCCCATGAGAGTGCCAAAGGCAAACTCGGTGTCGTGGACTGAATCGCTGATGTGCGGCGCATCGGGCACCAGGTCCACCGCCTCGGCCGGGTCGTCGTTGAAGGCGAACACCGCCTTGCGCAACACCTTTGATTGGCTCTCGGGCGGCATCAACGGGCGCCATTCCATCAACTGCTGGGCAATCGTCATCTCGCGGGTCTTGTCTCCACCGCCCATGACGCGCTCGTGTTCCACTTCCCAGGCGTCCGGGTTGAAAACCAATTCCTCGGGGATGCCCTGGCGGATGCAGTTGGCCTGCACGCGCTGCACCGCCGCGTCGGTCGAGAACTTGATACAGAAGCGCCGGGAAATCTCCGCGTCCTCGAAAGTCTGGTAGTGGTACGCCTGCTCCATCGCCGCCCCGATCATCGCGCTGGCCGCGTTCAACTCGGCCATCACCTGGAAGCGGGTCTTCTCGGTGCGGTCTTTCGAGTAGTCGGTCTTTTGCGAGAAGAGGCCCGTGGAATCGTCCACCAGCCGGCCATTCTCCTGGAGGCCAAGCTCTACCAGATTAGAATTGACCTGGAAACGGTCGGCAGCCGGCACGGCCTTGACCGTCTTGTCAATGAAACCGCGGTTGATGAGGTTCACCTTGAGCGCCCGCTGCACGTCCTCCGGGCTGTCGCCGTAGAAGTACATGTTCATCGCCTCGGCTACGGCTTCGTTGAACCGGCAGCGCAGGCGGTTCTGCCAGAGGCACACCGCCCACAGTAGAAATCCCAGGCTCCGCACCGAATGATACCGCTGCGGGAAGACCGAGGACAGGTCCGCGAACGTGAAGCTGGCCAAGTTCTTCCAACTGGTCGCCACCTTGCGTTCGCCGCTGGTGAACAGGAAATCGTCCTTGCTGCTCTTGTCAATGTTCCGGCTCTTCCGGCTCACCTGATACTGACCGCCAACCAGCGAGGGATTCTCCCAGGAATCGAGGATGATCCGCCGCACCCAACCGCTCTCGCCCTTGCTCTCGGTGTAGCCGTAAATGTCGAAACAGTCCACCGTCGGCACGCGGTCCCCGACGTAGGAACCGCCGTCCTCTTTAAACCGCTCCACGATCTTCTCCGGAGCGTAAACGTCCGGCCAGTTCTGGGAGCGCAACTGCGTGGTCTGTTCGTCCAGCCATTCCATGCAGCGGTTCACGAAGGGCCGGTTCCACCCATCGTCTTCGCTACCTTCTCGTGTGAGCTTCTGCAATTCGATCCCCGTGAACTCCCGCCGGAAGAAGATAAACGGCAGGTTCTCGAAGCCAAGGAACGTATGCGAGGGCACCAGCACGTCCTCCAGCCCGATAGGCCGCGGGCACCACCAATCCTCTTTCTCCCAGACGCCCGGGCCGATGCCATGCAGCACGAGGTTCCCGATCTTCGCCCGCATGTGCTCGTAATACTTGATTGAGCCCTTCATCACTTTGGCTATCTCGCGCGTGCGGATGGCCCCATACTCGCTCCGCTTGTGCTGCGCGCCGCCGTCCGTCCGGCAGATGAAGTAGTTGCCGGTCTTGAGCAGGCCGTTGGCCATTTGCGTGCGGGCGTCGTGGAGCCGGCGGGTCATGGTCAGGTCCGCAAAATTGCAGTCGATCTGGCTCTCTTCGACCTGCTTCTGGGAGAAAGGCGGCTCGCCGTTGGCGAGGGCGGAAATCTTCGCCCGGTTGGATGACCGCGGGCTTTCTGTCAGCAGCGAGTCGTATGCGATTGCGTCGAGGAGCCTAGCGTCATTCCAGTTCATGCTACCTGCTATATGTCCGTTGCACTGGTTTTGTCAACGCCTGTTCGTCGCTCCAACCGAGCAGCATCCTGTTTCTAAGGGTCATGGGCTTCATGCCGATCAATCCGGCCCAGACGCTGAGTTGCGCCCGTAGTCCACAGAAATTGAGGATCACGTTACTGCGCCGATTCAGGGCCTGTTGCTGCGCTGTGGCCCAAGTGCAGTTCTCTTTGCAGTAGTGGCCGTTGTTGTCTTTACGCTCGATCTGAAGGCCGGGCTGATAGCTCGGCTCCATGTCGCGCTTGAAGTCTTCGTAGCACGCCCAGAGAATCTTGATGCCCCTGCCTCCCCAGTCTTCGTAATGGGGTGAGTTGGGGTTTTCACACCGCTGCTTCATTGCCCTCCAGACCCCATAAAAGTGTCCAACTTCGTGGTTCTTCAAGTCCCCGTGCGTCGTGTGCGCTCGCGCTGTTGCTTCCAGCTTCCAGCACCCGCAAGACTTCGTGTGGCCGGTCAGGACGTTGCTGCGCTGCGCAACAGTGCGCTTGCCGCACTCGCACTCAAACTCCCAAAGGGGCACGCGCTTGCCGTAAGGCAGCCATCGCCACTTCACGAACCTGACCGCCGTGAGCCTATTGAATTTCTGGCCGGTGATGTCCTTCATTTTGCTTTACGCCCGTTGGGCGTGGGTGTCAACGCTTTACGGCACGTGCGGCATCGTGTAGCCGGTATCCGCCAGTGTTCGCATGTCGTCGGCGTACATGTAGGCGCGGTCCTCGGGCGGCTCTTCGTCCTCTGAGCAAACATGCCACGTCCGTTTGCAAAAACGGCAGGAGAAGTGACTGCCTTGGTTGTAGTAGCCGTCCTCTCCACAGTTCGGGCACGAGAGGATAGCGATGTCGTCGGGCGGTCGGCTTTTCAACGCGGCTTTCACTTGTGGGTCTTTCCAAATATCTTTGCTCATAATTCAATCCTTCTCCCTCTGCCGGGCCTTCCGCTCCAGCTTGCTTCGGGACTCCTTCCTCAACTCAGCCTGCCTATCGGCGTCCCGCTGCGCGTCGAACTTCGTCGGCCCGCCGTCGGCCTTCCAGCGCAGGTATTCCTCCAAGAACGCAAGCTCGGCGGCTTCCTCCGGTCGCTTGATGAACTTCAACTCGGCGGCGCGCTTCTCGATGGGGCTGTCGCGATACTCGGTCATCACTTCAGCTTTGGTCTTTTGACTTCGGGCTAATACCACTGTTCGGAAGTTGTGAGAGCATCCACCTTGCCCCCTCTTGGAATGCGTAGGCAGTGGGAACATTGCCTTGCTCGTCGCGGAACTTTCGTGCGGCATCGGCTATCTGGTAGTCGTTTGGTCGGCCCAGAGATTCCGAACCAATCGCTGGAGCACAACGGCCACCAGCCTCGCAGTTATCGGTTGTCTCACTCATTTTCGTTTCCTTTCAGGTCGTCGGGTGGCCGTGGCTCAGCTTGTCGTTGGGCAAGATGGACTCAGCCCATTCTGTGAGTGTAGCGCGGGTAATCGGCCCTCGGTTTGGATCACTGAGGTATATGTGTGCGAAGCGCCCGGTTGGGGGACGGAACTCCAGCCAGTATCCATCGCAGTCGCGGCAGAGTTTCAGGCCGCACTTGCCCAACAAATCGGTGCAGGCAACAGCCGCCGGGCGTTTCCGTTTCCTGGCTTTGTTGGTCTTCATACGTTCTTTCTGTCGGGCTCAGTCGCTCTCAGCGGCTGTGCCTGACCTCTGGCGTTCCTGCAGCGCCTTCAGCGCCACTTCCCCGGCCTGCCGCGACGCGTCGGTGGTGAAGGTCATACCGGCATCTCCTGCTGGGATTGGCTCTGCCGCCAGTCCTTATACATCCGCCAAAGCCTTCCTACGATTGGCCCCCAGTCCTGCGGTCGGGCCAGTAGCGCATCCACGATGCCTTCATCCCAAAGCATCCCGTCGTTGCGGTTCCACTTGGCGACCATCTTGGCATATTCCTTGGTCAAAAATTCGAGGTTGCTCCGGGCCTTGTCCGGCACCGGCACCCGGGCCGACTTTAGCAACTGGATGGCGTAGCACTGGGCCTTCAACCGTTCCTCCAGATTGCGCTTGCTCACGCGCACGTCAGCACAGTGATTACAAGAGGAGAGCGGAATCAGCTTGTGAGGGTCCGCAATCACGTCGTAGGAGTCGTCAATCTCCAGGGTTATGGGCTTGTGGCAGAATTTGCAGGTAGTCGAGAAGTTCATTGGGGTGAGTGGAAATTGTTGATCTGCCTCACGGCATCGTCCGCGATGGTCCGGTAGCTGCCGCCAACCGGCTGGCGCACACCGGAGCCGGGGCCGGTTCGTTCTTGCCAGTTGCTCCGCCAGTGGATCATCGCTGCGTGCCAGGACTTCATGCCGTTCCTTCCGACTTTCCAGCCATTGGCTTCGTAATACGAGTGAAACTTGATGCACTCGTTTTGAGGCAACCCAATTTTGGCCCCGTTCAAGAGCACGGCATCAAGGCAGGGAGGCTCGAATTTGCCATTGGACTTGGTGCGACTGGAAACTGGTTTTGAAAGGAGCTTTTGGGCTTCTCCAAGGAGCGTATTGATTTTGTCAATGCTACCAAGGGGAGTTCCCAATTCATTGATGGCAGACTCGATTAGATACGAGGCGCGAGCCGACGGACTTTCAGATTCTTCATTCATAATTTCTCTCTCTACTCTCTGCATATCCCCCCAACCCCCCAACGGAAGCAAGCTCGAAGGGGACATCATAAAATGATGAGTGAGGGTCACCCCTGGCGAGTATTTCGTAAAGCGCCCCGGCCATTGCTTCGATCCCATGACAGGCGCACCGCAGCCCTTGATTTTGATACGGTCCAAGGGAATACAACCGCCCGCTCGGCTCGAAACCGAATCACGGGGAGTACAAAAAGACGGCCGGTGTTGCTGGAATCTTGAGAGCAAGAGACCCGGAACCTTTCGGCTCCCACCGGCCCAAGCAAATCTAATGTTTTGTCTCTCATAGGTCAAGTCAGCAAGACTTGATGCCGTCAATTTCTCAGAAGTCGGTCAGGCCGTCAACCCCCTTTTTGAAAAAGTTGTCCCCAAGTTATTCACAATCACGGCCCCAGGCGGATGCGCAGGTTGGTGGGCGGTGGAGGCGGCACCGGGATGTTGGTGAAGACCTCCGTCGAGAAGTCGCTCTCCAGACCATTCACGTCCGTGGCGGTCCCGGCGAAGTAGTAGGTGGGACCGCGCACCAGGTTGGTCACCGCGACGGTCAGGGCTGGTCCGGGGCTGACCGAGTTGGTGTACGTGCGTGAGGCTACGCCCCAATAGACGTGGTAGGAGGCGATGACGTTGGTTCCGGGGCTGGGGTCCCAAGCCACGGTTACCGATCCAGTGACAGGCGGCGCCGCGTTCGCCAGCGCGCAGAACAAAAGCAACCCGCCAACCGCGGCCCACACGCGCGTTCTCCGCAGGGGGCTATGATATAACGAGCAGCCTCTACTGCCCGGCGCTGTCCTCGCTCCAAATCCACAAAAAGCCTGACGGGTTGTATTCATGTTATGAGCATTGAATCACTGAATCTTACAGCCTGTGTCAAGGGGTCACCAGCGGATGTTATCCCAAGGTCCGGGCACCAGGCTTTTCATCGCCAGGTCCATGTCCCGCGGGGTGATGATGTCGTCCGGGCCGTCGTGGTTCTGGTGGACGCTGATTGAGTCCAGGTCCTGCAGGGTCACCAGCGGCACGCCGCGCCGGTTACGCTCCATGAGCCACGACAGATCCCCCGGCCCCCACACGTCGGACTCCACGAAGCCGCCCATGTTGCGCCAGCCCTTGCGGGTCATCCCACCTACCATGTTCGTGACGAATTCCTTTGCCGCGTCAATGTTCTTGGCCTGGTAAGCATCATGCCCCCCGATCTCAGCCGACGGCTGGTTGTAGAAGTCCGGCAGCTTGCGCACGGCGGCAGCCACACCTAGGCCCCGCCAGTCCACAGTGTCGAGGTCCTGCTGCATCCGTTGCGTTAGCAGGTAGCACTTCCCGGTAAAGAAGGTCAGCGAATCGTCTCCGCCGTGGATGCCGCATTCCCGCATCATTTCGTGTAGCAAGGTTCGGCCCGGCATCACTTCCGGCGACGTGCAGATGATGAAGTCCCCCGCCGCCGCGCGGATGCCGTAGTTCATAATCGAACCGCAGTCCCGGAAGCCGCCCGGCCGCTTGAACCAGAAGTGCTTGAGGTCGAGGTCGTAAGTCTGCGCCAATGCTCGGCAGCAGAATTCCATCTCATCGTCGGAGCCGTCATCGAGGAGGATAATCTCGAAGTCCTTGAAGGTCTGCCGGGCGTAGCAGGACAGCGAGCGCCGGAAGTACTTTGCCCGGTTGTGGGTGGCGATGACGACGGAGATTTTGGGGCGAGTCATTTTTGAAGTACGAAGGTGAAGCCATTACCTACCTTGTCGTCGGTGTCTCGCCATGCAATCACAAACCACTTCTGGTTTTCGCAAAGTTCCAGCGCGTCCTGCGTGATCCAGATCGTGTGATGATCGTCGGCGGCAACGGGCTGCTTCTCGGGCGGCTCCGCGTGGCGCTTCAGCAGTTCGGCCAGGGTCGTGCGCGGCTTATCCTTGTCGAATGTCCGGTCTTTGTGCGGGAAGATCACGAAGACCAGCCCGCGCGGCTTTATCACCCGGAGCCATTCCTGCACGGTCTTGATGGGATCGTAGAAGTGCTCCAGAACGTGCGAGCAGATCACGAAGTCGAACGTCTCATCCTTGAACGGCAGGTCATCGCCTTCACAGATGTGGTCGAGCCGCTGGACCTCGCCGCACAGCTTCATTTCCTCTTTGGCGTAGTCCGTGCCGGCGGTGTCGCGGCCTACCATCAAGGCGTCCAGGCCAAAAGGGTTGTGGCCGGACGGGCCAATCTCTACGCCCCGCTTGCCGTCGAGCAAGGCGTGAGCGAGGGCTGATTCGGGGAATTTCATAGCGTTTATCTCGGGCAGTTCATCGGGAAGTGCGGAGCTAAGTCTCGCACACGCGGAGCCTTTTTGCCAGTCCCGATCCACGCCTCCGCGTTGTAGCGCGCAGCGGAACTGTCCGCGCCAATCGGCGGCAGAGTGCGCAGGAAGTCGCTGCTTGCCCAAAAGAAGTTCCCTCCCCAGTAACGCTGTGAGGGCGGGATCATGGGATACCTCTGGCTCGTCATCCAGTGGGCGCCCGCGCTGTCGTAGCCGCTCTCCAGCGCCGCGACGCACTCCTGCCAGCCCCAAATGACGTGAAGAGTCATGCACTTGCGCCAGGCGTTCCACGTTGGGTTGTTGGGATACTGTGCCCCCTTCATGTGCCAGTACAGCACGTTCCAACCGGGATTGGTCGCGCACCAGTTCTGCATCAAGATCATCGTCGGCAGTTCGGTCTTGCCTTGCGGCGAGGCAATGACGACGGCCTTCCCCGGCGCGAGAGACTGCACGGCCATCCGGTCGGTCTCGTCGCCGTTCACGCCGAAGAAGATGCTGGTCGCCGCCTGCGCCAAGCCACTGTCCACCAGCGCCGCTATTTGATTGGCCAGGAGCGTGAAGAGCCAATCGCTGTCCAGGCCGGGGCCTGCCAGCAGGCCGTGGTAGAAGACGGCGATGGGTTTCATCCTATGCCGGCCCTCTCTGAATGCTGATCCAGGCAAAGGCATTCTTCCCGGCCAAGGCAATCCCAGTGGCTCGCGTCGAGCACGCGCGTCCACGTCACTTGCGGCGTCTCAAATCCCATCTTGCGCGCCCAGAGCGTGAGCGAGTTCGGGCCATGCTCGAAGGGGTAGCGCGTCTGGTTGGCGACGTAGTACGGATACTCGTTCAACAACTGCGGTGGGCACCAGAAGGCCGTGGTGCGAATGTGGGGCAGCGGCTCAAAGAAACCCCAGCAGCCGTACAGGCCCGGCCCGTTCCTTACGTACGCGTCCACCATGCGGTCGAGCCAGCCTGGACGCCAGAAATGGACGTGCGCGCCAAAGCACACCAGCAGGTCGCAAGCGAGAGTCGCGGCTGCCTTCTGAAAGGCGCCAATGTCTTTTGCGGTGTTGTCGTGCTGCATCGCGGTGTAGGGCAGCCCGGCGAGCATCTTCTGGTGCCGCGGCCCCATCGCCGGGCCATTGCCGACGACGACGACTTGGTGCGGCGTCGCGCCGGGCGGGAATTGCTGGTACGTCATGGCGAACCGGCGCGCGGCGTTGTCGTAGAGAACGCTGTTGATCGTCGGGTAACAGTATGCGATTGCCGTTCGCATGGGTCACCGCTTCAGCACTTTTTCCTCTGCCAACACCCAGCATTTGGGGTCGAGACCTCTGCGGGTGTCAGCGGTCATGTGCTTGAGTTTGAACTGAAGCGGTGTTTGAACCAGAAGGGGCAGCGGACAAAGGCATATAGTGCAAACCCCAAGTTTTGCGTCTTGAGTCGTCACCAGCTTACGAGTGCCGAGCTTTTCAATCTGGCGCTTGATGGCCTCGCTTGCAGGAACTGTGAACCAGGTTTCCAGACCGCCCTTGCCGTTGAGCGGGCACGTGGCACAGACCGCGGCTCGCGCTTCTGCCTGCGCTGGTGGCACTGCTGGCATTCCAGAGTCGAGCCAGTCATCGGTTGATTTCAAACCGGCCCACAGTTTTTTAACCACCCCCACAACAGCGGCTAGCTTTTGCTGGTACTGCTGCTGTTGTGGGGGCGACATTTTTGGGGGCGGGGCGGCCGCTCCTTCTTCGGCCACATAATCAGTCCAACCCATGCGCAGACAAACCTCAGCGTTAAATTCGTCAATGCGGTCGGTCATCGCCTGATCCGACAAATCCCAGCCCAGCTTTTTGGCAATCTGCGGATTGCCGCGTAGCGCGGCTTGGGCTTGTTGCACCAGCGAGTCCAGCGAGGACTGCGGTCGGGGCGTCCATTTCAAGTTTGGGATGTAAAAGACCAGTCCGTTGGGTATGGACATCTGCCTGTTTTTGAGTCTGCTCATGTCTTTACTTGTGCCGGATTTGTGGCACTCGTCAATAAGGATGCGCGTTTGGCTCGTTCGTTGAAGATCCTCACCAACCGCTTCGCCGCCATTGATTTGGAGCGGTACTTGTGGCCACACCTACGACAACGGCAGATAGCCCAGTCTCCGCGAACACCAATGACTTCAACGTCCAAGTAGTTCCGAATGTAATCCCGGTCATAGTGGCCCGGTCGGGCTGCGTCCTGGCGCTTGCAGACCGAGCAAAAAAGGAAACAGACGGGAGTAGATGCGCTCATGCCTTCTTTCTGCAGCTGCCGGTGCTCCGGGTCAATAAGAACCGCAAGCCCCTCGGCAGGTCTTTGGGCTCCACGAAGCCAACCCAGAGATGGCGCCGACCGCAGTCCTGGCACGGGTTGCCTTTGTTGACGGCGACCAGCGTCACCTGGCCGTCCACAAAGCGGCCTCCCAGATTCTTGGAGATTGCCAGCACGTCGTGCATGGTCAGGCCACATTCGCCCAGCCGCTCAAAAAGGCTTTGGTCGTACTGCATTGGAGGTCAGGTTACACCCCGTCGAAAAAAGTGTCAATAGGTGTTGACAGATTTCTCACCAGTGGTAGAGTTCGATTATGTCAACGACGAGCGACATCAAAAAACAAGTCCGGCTGGAGCAGCAGGTTTACGATCAACTGATGGAGATTAAGAACCGCTGCCCGTGGCCTGCTACTATCGGAGCCATCGCCAACTACGCGCTGGCCAACGGAATGAAGGTCGCTCGCCGCACGTTCAACAACAAGATCGCACCGGCTCAGTCGCCGGCGCGCGGATTGAAACCGCAAAGTCATAAAGCCCCTCGATGAGGCTATCGAAAGGCCCGGGGGCCGCAAGCTCGCGGGCCAGATTGAAAAACATGCCCAAACAAAATGAACTGGAGATTAAAGGGGAAGGTGCAGAACGGAAAATCATCAAGCCGCTCGAAGAGGCTATCGAAGCCTGGACCGCGGTGAAGAACAAACGGATGGCCTTGACCGACAAGGAAATCGAGGCCAAGGCTGCCGTGCTCGTGATGATGGAGAAGTACGAGATCGAGGTTTACAGGTTCGACGACGAGCACGAGGTCGTCTTGCTCGACACGGTGAAGATCAGAAAGCTCGAAAAGCCGGACGGCGACGAGTAACTTTATACAAAACGAGGGCGGACTGTCGGACACGGCTCGAAGCCCACATGTGAGTCAGTAGAACAAACCCTACCATCAGCCCCCGGAGGCGGATAAACCTCCGGGGCGGATTGAAAGTATGGAACCAGTACCCATTGAACAGTACACGCAGGTAATAGAGGGCCTGCGCGCCCACATGGAAATCGAGCGCAAAGCGCACGTCGCTTTGCTTCAGCGACGTGATGCGCAACTCAATGACATCGTGCGGCTCTGTGAGCCATTCGTTCGCTTTGAGGAAAAACCCAACTGCTACGGCCAGCCCCTGGAAGCCGTCCGGTGGATCACTGATCGGCTGCTGCGCACTGAGCTAGAGTGCGAAAGGGTCCAAAAGCGTCTTGAGAAAACCGAACAGGCGTTTATGGAACTGGACGGTGAAGTCAAAGCCAGGAAGGCACGCAAGCGAAAGCAGAAACCGTGATTATCAAACCCCTCGGCAGCCACGTCCTCTTGTCTCCGCCGCTGCGCGCTGTTCTGCGTCCAACCATCTGCATCCCAGAGCAGTACCTCGATCCGCGCGTCGGGCCGCAATACCGGGTTCTGGCCGTCGGGCCTGGCCGGCGCAATCATAAAGGCATCGTCCTCCCGCCCGAAGTCCAGGCCGGCGACTTCGTGCTCCTGGACGGCAGCCGCGATTACCAGACGCTCTACGATGGCCGGCTGGTCGTGGACGAGAGCCAACTGCTAGCCAAATGGAGTGGACAGCAATGAAATTTACGATGACGCTTGAAGTCCGGGCTACCAAGCGATGCCGAGGCCAAAGCTGGGTTGCTTGTTACACCCTGCCTACAGGGACAACCCGTTTGACCGATAAAGCCTATGCTCGAAGATTGGCGAAAGCTATGGATTCCGTCATCCGATCCGTTGACGAAGAGGAAATGAACTGCCGCCCAGACTGAACGATGAACAGCAACACCCGCGAATATCTGAAGGAGTTCATCGAGAAGCTCCAAACCCTCGCCGAGTGGATTGACCTGGAACCGGACTCTCGGCCCCAAGCGGAATTCCAGCAAGCGGCGGAGGACCTTAAACGGCAACTGGACCAGGACGAAACCATCCCATGATGACAATACTAGCGATTATCTACCTGTGGCTTTTTGCCTTTTGCTTCTGGGTGTTGGGATTTGTGATGGGCGTCCGGGCTGATCGAAAGGCGACGATCAAACTGATGGATGAAACTCCGCTGTTTAAGAAGCCATGACTCCGGGCGAAATTCCACCCGTGCCCTCGCGCCGGTCGTGCCCGTCTTGCGGCCCGGCCAAGACCGAGCACCCGCGCAGCGCGGATGAAATCGTCGGCAGTCTGAGGCGGGAAGGCTGGCAGCATTGCGCGGGCACCGTATTCCGCAGCCGCGATGGTAAATTCGCCAAGGTCGTCTGGTTCGACGGTTCCAGCGCGCAGGGGCCTATCATCCCATGACTCCCATCATCCTCGGTTTCATCGTCCTGGCGGTGATCTGTCTGCTGAGCTACCTTTTCGTACGCAACCCGCCGCAAAAATGAGCGCAAGAAATTGGTCAAAGGAGTTCAATGCCCTGCCACAGGAAGTGCGAATTATCGGGGCCGCAATGGAGGCGCGCACACGCATCCAGCAACTGCTTGAGGAAAAAGAGCGGCTCGAATACCGGCACAAGTATAGCCTCTCCGAAATCAACCAGCACATCAAAAACTGTGAGGATTGGCTGTCCAGACTCGAAGCCAACAACCCTATCTGAAAATGAAACGCTGGCTGGCTCGGCATCCTCTTCCCTCGTTGCCCTGCGCCTGCCTCTGGGCGCTGATCGCGTACCTGGAGCCCGGCAATCCGCCGGCGGCTCCCGCCAACCTGCATTTCTCCCAGCCGACTACGGACCTGGCGAGCCTGCTTGCAGTATCCGTCACGAGCCGGCTGCAGGACTTAACGCCTACGCTCGAAACCGTGGACCTGTACGCGAGCGCCGATGACGCCACGCTCAGCTACAGTCGCAACGCCTGCCTCTGGTGCGCCGACGTGGACCTCACCTGCATCCCAGTCCAGGGAAACTCAGGCGGCGCTTACGTCGGGGTGTTGGTGGCACCAGACATTCTGATCCAGGCCAACCACGCGCACGCTTTCGGCGCCCTCTACTTCGTGGACGCGGCCGGCAATACCCTGACCAACTATGTCCTCGGCGGGATGAACCTGCCCGGCTCCCTCTACGGCGACGTGTACGTGGCCCGGCTGGCCAATCCGCTGCCGCCTTCGATCGTACCGGCTGCCGTGCTGCCGCCGGAAGCCTACGCTGGTCCCTGGCTAAATCTGCCTGCCGCGACCGTCACGTCGCGCGCTATCCCGGTCGCCTTCGTGAACCAGCAACGCCAAATGCGGGTCGGTTCCCTCTCCTGGCTCCAGAACATCGTCAACGTCCTGAAACCCACCAACGCGCTGGCCCCCTGGTACGCCCCGGCGCTCAACGGCGATTCGGGCCTGCCGGTGTTCCTCCTGGCCGGGAACCAGCCCGTGGTGCTGGGCGTCTGGGTGCTTTCCGACGGAAACAGCTATGCCGCCGCGCCACCCATCGCCCAATATCTGGACGACATCCAAGCGGCCATTATCACGCTGGGCAGCACTGGCACACTCTCCCGGTTTGACCTGAGCCCCTACACGCGCTATCCCAGTCCATGAACACGCCAACCCAACCCAAAACCATCACCGCCCAGAACATGCTCAGCGATCAGAAGAGCTACCTCACCCTCAACTTCGCCATCGTCGGTGACCCTGAGACCGACGCTATCAGCGGCGTGCTGGCGGTGATGGAGCGCTGCGGGCTACATGCCCGCGAGGCCGTCCGCCTCCTGGAATATGTCAAACAGCGATTTGCCGCCCAACCCAGCGCGCAGCCCTTCGATCTGGGTGAGATTGCGGCGATGGCGGCGCAAAGGATAGCGCAGCAGGCGCTGCTACCACCACCCGGAACTATCGCCCCCGGCAGCCCCTACCAATCCAATCCGCACGGCTACACCAGCGTCGGCCCGTGGCCATGACGCGGATCCAATACGACCTGCTCCGCGCCCAGGAGCCCGCCCTTGACCTTCCCGATTGGGAACTCATGGGCGCCCGTTGCCTGGATGATATGCTCTTCGTCAGCCGCAACACGCGAGAAGAGGTTATCGCCAACCGGGCGGTGAAGTTGATGACCGGCGGCTTTGGCTATCGGCCTTACGAAAGGCTGGTCCCCCGCTCGCAGCGAGACTGAACCCACCGCTCGTTCCACGCAAAGATCGCCGCGCTCATCGCCTTGGTCGCCGGCCCGGCGGGCGGAATTTCAAAGCTGGGTAGCGCCGGCACGTAAGGCGGGTATTGCAGCCGCGGCGCCCCGTCCCCCGGAAACTTCACGTTAAACCCCGTCCGCGCGTCGTAAGCCCGGTTCGCTGCCGCCACCGCCTCCGCGTCGTAGCCTGCGACCTCGGAATACTTTAGCGTCATTGCTCTTCCGGAAAATCCTCCGCCCGCAACCGCGCCAGCCGCTCCCCCTCGCTCTCCCCACCGTTGCCCGCCGAAACCGGCAACGCCGCCGTCGTCAACCGATCCGCCCCAGCCTGATCCCCCCGCCCCGCCGCCGCCACCGCCTGCGTCTCGCCCGGCAGGGGCTTGCTCTTGGCCCGATACTCCCGCTGCTTCCCGGCCTTGTACGCCCTCCGGTTGATCGAACGCATCAAATCCTCGTAATACTGCCCGTTGAGCAGCAACCAGCCATCCGCGACCTTCTCAACTCGCCGCCCCTCGTGCGGCTGCGGCTCGATCCGCTTCTTGTCCGGCGCCCCCAGCACCTTCAGCGCCGCCAATACCTCCGCCTCCGTCTTGTGCGCCCGCTGGCCGATGGCAAAGGCGTTGTACCGAACCACCTGATCCGCGTCCTTCAGCGCCATCATCGTCAGAAACACCTTCACCACGTTGTCCGGCTCCGTCCACACCGACGAGTCCACGATCTTCGAGAACAGCGGGGTCCATGTGTTCATATGTGGACAAATGTAGCAAAAGTGTCCACATTGTCAACGGTGGATATTGCGAGGACAAATTGAGGACATATACAGATACAGATACAGAAGGGGGTACAGGGGGAGTCGCCGTCAAAGTTCTATGTGGAAATTCGATAGCCGCTACAGCGGACTTCGCCCAATTATCCCCCAAAATCGAATTGGTGGGAATTCGGCGCCAGACTCGTTATCCGGCAAACCGAATTGGTGAGCGGAGGGGGCTGTCATTCCACCCCCCGTCCCGGTTCCCCCCTCCCCCCCGGTTCCCGTCCCCACCCTCCCCTGCGCAAAAGAGATTCCCTAAATTCTTCTGGCGTGCTTGCTGTTCTGGCTTCGTGTTGCCCACTCCAAGTTGCTGACTCGATTGTCCACTCGCACCTTGTTCTTGTGGTTCACGTCGCTGTGCGCTGGGCTTGGCTGCTCCAGGAAGGCTGCTGCTACCAGCCTGTGAGCCAGCCTTGTTTCCTGCCTGCCGTTGCGGAATAGGCCGATGTGCAGATAGCCGTTGTGCACCGTGGTTCCTCCAAGGTATTGGCCTGTCCATCGGTTACGAAACCTGCCCATGCTCGACACCTCGTAGCGCGGGAAGTCTGGCACTGGCCGCCATTCCTCCTGGCTGGCAACTACGCTTTGTCCGTCGTCGAAGAGCTTGAATTCGGTTTGCATGGTGTTTGCTGGGGCGTCGGCATCGGTTCCGCTTCCACGTCCAGGGCAGCCGGCTCGGGCTCCGCGGCGTTCATGATCTGGGCAGGAACAGCGCGCGTCCGCGGTCGATGATTGCGCGGGTCAACGTCAATGTCTTTTGGCTTGGGACGCATGCGGAGGATGCGCTTGCGCTCCTCACACTCACAGATGGCTCGCATGATCTGAGCGAGAGCACTTGGCGTAATCCTTGGCTTGTGGGCCTGTGCATAGCCAAGCTTCTGCAAATCAACGAGGGCCTGATAAGGCGAGTATTTTGCTTTGCGGGTGGTTCCGTTGGAGCCCTTGGCGAAGGGAGTCAGACCGGAAGTATTGGGAGTGGGATTGCCAAGCACAGAGGACTTTTAGTGTGTAACCATCACAATTGTCAATAGGAGAAGGGTGAAGCGGTGAAGAATCGTGCATCCTCGGATGAAAGGTAAAACAGATGAAGCAGTGCGTATTTGGATGGTTTGAAGGGGTATTGCAGCGTTCGGTGGTGAAGGCGTTGTTACGCTGGCATCCTGGCAAGGTGAATGCGGATGGGACGTATCATGAGAGCAAGTTGGCGGTGGTGGGGTATTCGAGGTGGTTGGGGTGGTACAGTGCTTTGGGGAATGGGGGAGGGCGATGAACACCAATCGCATGTGTCACGGTTCTGGGCCATGTTTGACTGGTGAAGTACGGTTTCTGTCTAATGGGGCAATTCCAGATCACGGCAACGTGATTCTGTGTGCCGCCTGTTTTCGGCGGGAGATACGATGGCGAGCGGAGCGCAACCGGGAATTGGCGGCTGATTGCCGGTTCAAGCTGCCTGAGTGGTTGCAGTGCAAGATTTACGGGGATGGCCACTGATTACAGCCTGAGGGCCTGCGCTACGGGCCTTCTGCTGTAGCCAGAAGCTACACGCCAGCGATGGCGAGATTGAAAGGTAAACGGATGAGTATGAATCAGTTCAAATTAGGCGAGCGGGCGGTGCTGATGCGGCTGTCGGTCGGGCTGCCGGGCAAGAGTCGGAAGGACAAGGCGTTGACCGGCGACATACAGACGGAGCACGCGCTTGGGCGGGAGTCGGGGAATTGGGTGAAGTCAAAGTTTCCCAAGTGGGCGTTAGAGCCACTGGAGAAGCTGGTGGGGGAAGCGCGGCAATATCACGCGCGGGTCACGTTGCCGTTTGATGCGGGGATCGGGATCTTGCCGGCGGGGCTGATCCAAGAGTACACGGAGACCATGCGCGAGTATGCGGGGAAGTTCCTGGGGCTGGCGCACTCGCACTTTGAGTTGCGCTATGCTGAAATGGTCGAGTGGGCGAGGGCGGAGCACAACGGGACGTTCGACGCCAGCGATTATCCGCCGGTGGAGGAATTGCTGGAGTGTTTCACGTTCAAGGCGGAAGCGACGCCGATACCGGGCGAGGAGCACTACGCCGAGGGTATCAAGGCTTTGCTGGGAGTGGACAGCGCCTCCGTGGACGTGCAAATCAATGACGCGGCGGTCGAGGGTCAGCGGGAGCTAATGCGCCGGCTGATGGCGCCGGTGCGGGCGATGGCGGTCAAACTGGCGGAAGATCCTGGCGATGGGAAAGCGCCGATTTTCCGGGATACGCTGATCGGGAACTTGCAGGAGATTGCGGGTCTGGCGCCCAAGCTGAACATTGGGGGCGATGCGCAGATTGACGCGTTTGCCCGGGAGATTTCCGCTCTGACTCAGTTCACTCCCTACATTCTGCGCCAGAGCGCGGGGGTCCGAAATGAGGCGCAGAATGCGGCGGCGGCGCTACTGGCCAAAATGGACGGGTATCGCTTATGAGCCACACTTCAAAAACCTGGCGCTTGCGTGAGCGGATTGTAGGGCACGTATCGCGCATCGCAGAGGATCGGAGCACTAACCCGCGGTTTTACAATCGCTGGTTTGTGGACTGGCCTCCTGAGCGAGTGGTCCATATCGTGCTCCAGCGACGGTGTAGGCATCCTGGGGCCGGGCAGGTGGCGTACATGCAAGTCGAGTGTAGCGGGCGTCGTATGCTGCTGAAGGAGCTACGCGAGTTCGCGGACTGGTTGACGGACAAGGCTTCTGTGAACAAAGCGCAGCGTTGACACCAGAGCAAGCATCACCGTCTGCTAAGTGTGGGGGCGGTGATACCTCTCCGGTGTCAATGTCGGCATCGGTCAACAACAACAAGAGAAAGGTAAACAGATGAGTATGGACGAAAGCATCGGCCTGACGGCGAAGCTGCCCATATCGGGTTACAGCGACGTTGGGGGTAACACGGTCCTCGGTGCCAAGGAGCTATTCGAGGACTGCTTAAAGAACAACCTGCAGGTGCTCTTTCGGGGGCCGCCGGGGGTCGGCAAATCGGTCATGGTCGAGGATGTCTGCAAGGAATTGGGCTACGACCTGATCCCGATTTGCACGCCCCTTTGCACCCCTGAGTTTATCTCAGGATACCCGTTCCGGCATGATGGCACTGCGGGTCATGCGCCGTTCGGGCCGATTGCCCGGGCGTTGGCGGCGAACAAGCCGACTTGCGTTATCTGGGATGAACTGGGCGGGGGCAGCGAGTCGGTGCTCAAGGCGCTACTCCGGGGGATGCAATTCCGGGAGTTCGCTGATCGGCGCTTGCCGGACTGTGTGACAATGTGCGGTGCCACTAACGATGTCGGTCACGGGGCCGGCGTCATGGGCCTGCTGGAGCCAATGAAGGACCGGTTTCAAACTATCATCGAAATTGAGCCTTCGGTGGAAAGCACGGTCGTTTATGGGCTCGGGCATCAGTGGCCGGCCTCGGTGTTGGCCTTCCTGCGGAACAGCCCTGACAGCCTGCTGGATTGGAAGCCCGTTCGCAGCATGGCCAGCGGCGGCGCTACTCCGCGCGGCTGGGGCGACATCGCCCGGATGGAAAGCATCGGGCTCGTGGATCGGTTCCCGCAGGCCGTTATCGGTAAAGTCGGCCTCGGGTCGGGGGCGAAGTACCTCGCCTATCGCAAGCTGATGGGCGAGTTGCCGGATCTGGCGGAGATTCAACTCAATCCCGATGCGGCGCCGGTCCCGGAGAATCCCGGGGCGCGTTACCTGGTGGCGATGGCCCTTGCGATGCGGATGGACGGCCACAGCTTCGGGCCGTACCTGACCTATCTGAAGCGTCTGCCGATGATGTTCCGGGCGTACAGCGTGAAAGATGCCTTCCGGTCGGAAGCGGCTCGGCGGTCGGCTGGCAGCCTCCCGCAGAACTGGAAACCGCTGAAGGACAGTCCTGACTTCACTCCGTGGGTGTGTTCGGCGGACTGGCGGGCTATTGAGCAGGCTGCCAGCGGGGCGTAACCGTCATAGATTGCCTATAGTGTCAGCCCTTGCTTTCGGGCGGGGGCTGCGGATTGAAACATTGTGGAAGTGGTAAACGAAAGGTAAACAGATGAAATTGAGTCAAAAAGCCTCAGGTGCGGCACGCATTTTGAAGTTGGGGGGTACGCATGAAGCGTGACGTCGAGCGCGCCAGCCCGATGACGTTCTACTTTCGGAGCAATACGGGCCTGTTGTACAGGCTGCCAGCTAATGCTCTGAGGACACGCAAGCGGCGGCTGCGGGCTATGCGACGTTCCCGAGCAGTCATCACCCGGCTGGGCTTCACGCTGCCTGGCCGAAACCGGAGGGCCAGCCGATGAACCGCGATAAACGAGTCGAGAAAGCGCAAACGGGCGTGGTTTTCCGCGTCCCGTTCTTTGCGCCTGGGGTGGCTAAACTCTCGGTCGTCTTTGGGGATGGAGGGCCATACGGCACAGCATGTACTAATGGCGAGCGTATTGACTTCAAGTCAGAGTGGTTCGACAAGCTCACGGACGGCAATGTGGTGACCGTCGAGTGTCACGAGGTCTGCCACGAGCTATTGGGCCACCGTTGGCGTGCGCCGGCGGAAGCCGTGGCCGATGACGGCCTGTGGAAGCTTTGGAATCAGGCTGCGGACCATGAGGTTAACTTGATGCTCAAGGAATGGTCGGCGCAGGTGATGGCCAGCGGGAAAGCTGACCCGTTCCCGTTCCCGGAGCCGGCGAACGCCTATTGCGCTGATCCGCGGTTCTCGGGGCAGTGTGCGGAGCAGATTTACCCTGTCCTGAGAAGCGAGCAAGACTCAGGGAATGGGCCTGGGAAGCATCCACTTGGTCAGGGCGGGGTCGGAAGCGGGCAGGGGGTATCTGGATACCCTCCAAACGGTCCTGGGTCAAATGCGGGGCAAAAACCGTCTCCTCACTCTATGCCAGCCTTCGGCCAGTTCACTCCGCCAAAGCCCAACAATCCGGTGTCCAATAATCAGACACGTAATGATTGGCGGGTAACCCTGACGCAATGCGTGCAAATTGCACGGGGGCAGGAGACTTTGCCGGCGGGTATGGAACGCCTTGTGGGCAAGCTGCTCACGCCGAAAGTGGACTGGGTTGACCTGCTGCGGAGCTTTCTCCGGGAGCAATGTGCCGATGATTGGTCATGGGAAAAGCCGAATCCGTACTTCGACGAGTCAGGTTTGATGCTTCCTCGGCTCGAATCTGAGCACATGGCGGGCGTGGTGTTCGCTGTGGACTCTTCGGGAAGCATAGACCAGGACCTGCTGGCCCGGTTCCGGTCGGAACAGCAGGCGGCTTTGGATGATCTTTGTCCTGAGTTCTTGCTGGATATTGTGTGCGATGCGCGGGTGCATCGGGTCACGGAGTATCGGGCGGGCGACCATATCAAGACCGATGCGCCTGGCGGGGGCGGCACGGACTTCCGTCCGATATTCGAGCATTGCGACGGGCTGCAGCAGGCGCCTAAGTGCCTGGTGATACTCACGGACCTATGGGGCACGTTCCCGGACAAGGCACCGGACTGGCCCGTCCTCTGGGTGGTTTACGGCAATTCGGACCCGAAAGCGCCGTTTGGCGAGGTCGTGAAGTGCGATGAAAACTGAGCAAGTGTCACCCTGCCAGTGCGGGGTGCGGATTGAAACATGAATACTGAGGCTGCCGAGCAACAACTCCTGGCGATGGACCTTGCCCGGAAGTATCTCAAGCGCCACGACAAGCTGGTCGAGGTTGTAGCTGATTACGAGCGCGAGATTGGCCGGCCTTGTCCAGGGCAGCGCGCTGTGTACCAGGACTATTATGAGCGCGCCAAGGTCATCCTGGCGTTGGCGGTCTTAACCGAGGGCGCTAACGATGAACGCTAAGCAACCATCACTGCGTGCGAAGGGTGAAGGGCGGCGCATCCGGCGGGCGCGCAACATCGTGCGGCGATACGCTAACGCGACCGAGCGGAAGCTGATGCGCAGATACGAGCGGGCGCAGGTGGTCATCGCCACGGCGCTTTTAACAGACAATCTTGGGCCAGTGTGACGCCCTTCCTTCACAGTCAGGAGTGACTTGTACTCGTTCAGGCGGTCCGCTGGGCCGCTTGACCGAGAGCGCCGGGAATAACCTCGGCGCTTATGAGAAAGGTCAGAATATGTTAACAGATCAAGAATACCTAGCGGAGTTTGCGCTCAAAGTCCCGCTCGTTCCAACCGTGCGAAAATGGCTGGGCGCGTGTTGCCCATGTGATTCGCTCGGCCTCTCGGCAGACAAAGCTGTGGAAGGGCTGCGCAAAATCGAAGACGGCCAGATAATCCTGTCACGCATAAAGTGGGTTAACGACGATCCAAGTACGAACGTGCGAATTGTCAACTGCTAACAGCCGCACTAATGAAAGGTAAACAGATGAGTAAGCAGATTGGAGCGGTAAAGGCGCGTAACTGCTACGTCTTGGTCACCCGCTTCTACGGCGGCGACAAAGACGGGCGTTGCGTTCAACTAACGCCGCGCGACGGCGAGCAGTTCATCCAGTTAACGGAGAGCCAGGTCCGTGAGTTGCGTGAGATTCTGGAGCACGCGGTCGCAGACGTTGGGGGTGAATCATGAGCGATGAACAAATCAGCCAGACGCAGGTCAACAAAGCCCTGCGCGTGTTGGCAGGGACCAAGCAAAAGTACACGGTGAGAGTGCATCACGCGGACGGCAAAGTATTGGAGTTCCAGGCCAAAGAGGGTCCTTCCTTGAAGTGGGTGGATGATGATCGGCGGCTATGGATTTGCTGCGGGTACGGCAATCCGGTGATGCCGTGGCAGGAGGGCATGGTTATTATGACGGAGGAAAACCCAAAGTGAAAACTGAACCTCTGATCCGCCAGGCGCGCAAGGCGTACCTGCAAACTGAAGTCGCGGCCGTCGCGGACCTGCTCGAACGTGAAGCCTATTGGAAGCGGCGGCACACTATCGCCACAAACAAGCTGGCCGCGTTCCGCAAGCTGATTAACTCCAAGGCAATGGAGTTGGCTGAGGCAACACTCAAAAAGCAATCCTTATGAGAACACCCCAATACGAGTTAGCTAATAGTGGCGAGGCGTTCAACCTCGCTGTCGAGCGGGGCGTTGACCCGGAGCGCGTCATCCGGGAGCGTATCGCCGCCGACAAGGCGAGGACTGAGGCACGCGAGTATCAAGCCAAGATGCAGCGAATGCTCGCTGAGTGTCCAGGTGTAATTGGCTGGGACTTGCCAGGCTGCGAGTGCGGCAAGGGCAAGGTCACCATCGAGCCGGGCCGCATTGCTGACGCGATGCCGTGGCTGAAGCGGCGGTTTCATGTGTCAGAGATTTTAGAGCTTTCAACGGACTGCGGATTGTGCGTTGAATGGTCGCCCCGACGGAAAGGAAAGGCGCGGATTGAAACAACGAAGGGCAAGCGTGTCAAAGTGACGTTCGGGCCTCTTGAGCAATTCACGCTGGGCCTGTGATTTTGGAAAACGGATGACAACAACAACTAATTTGGCTGGCTCGGAGGTCGTCGCAAGGCGCCCCGGTTCCCTCATCTGTTACCGCAAACCGGGCTAGCCATCCTTAAAGAAAGAACAGTTAAAGTTATGACCACACCAACAACAACTCAGGCAGTGATTAAGAAAGAGCCTGCTGCCGTCGAATTCATCCCATACGGCTCTCAGGACAAGGTGAAGATGACGGTCGCTATCATCCAGAACCTTATTGCGGTGAAGACCAAGAGCGGCAAGACCTGTTCGGAGCGGGACGCAATTCGCTTCATGGCGATGTGCCAAGCGCGGCGCATGAACCCTTTCGAGGGAGACTGCTTCCTGATCGGCTATGACGGTAAAGACGGTCCTAGCTTTGCCTTGGTCACCGCGCATCAGACTTATCTCAAGCGGGCCGAGCTTCACCCGGAGTTTGACGGGATGCGGTCGGGCGTTATCGTGCGCAATGCCGATGATGGCAAGCTCGCGGACTTGGAGGGAGATTTCCATGAAGAGCATCAACAGGTGGTCGGCGGCTGGGCCACGGTATTCTTCAAGAACCGCAAGCAGCCGATGAACAAGCGGCTGAACCTGTCGCGTTTCCAGAAACCCTTTGGAGTGTGGCAGGATGATCCCGGCGGCATGATCTGCAAGTGTGCCGAGGCAGACGCGCTGCGGTCGGCATTCCCCACCATGCTAGGAGGTCTCTATCTGCGTGAGGAAATCGAGATTGAGCCGCGCAAGCTGGAATTCTCCAAGCCCATCTTCAACGGTAGCCAGCCGCCTGCGGTCACCGAAGCGCCGCCACCGGAGGCCGAGCGCGTTCCAGAGCCAGAGCCAACGCCAACGGCCACACCTGAGCAACTGGCAGGGCTCAAGACGGACCCGGTTAGCGGGCCGGCCAACGGCCATTCGAGCGGCTTCAACCCGCTCAAGGCTATGCGCAATCTCCTGAAAATGGCGCACCACACAGAAGGACAGTTCCTGGATTGGATGGCCTGCTCAGGCGTCACGGATGGCTCCTACGGTTCTCTTGAGGAAATGGTCATGTCCAAAGGGCCTGACCAGTTGACGGCACTGTGCAACGACTGGCCGCGCATTGACGAGGCGATGACGGCGACGAAGGGGAAAGGAATGGCCAATGAATAGCGTTGATCCTCGCGGTGGATGGAGTTCTGCCTCGAACGCACAAAGTGACTTGTTATGTCCCGGTCGGCATCTCGCCCAAAAGGGCATCCCCGAGACTCCCGGCCAGTACGCCGAGACCGGCAGCCGCATTGACAAGGCGCTGGAGAAAGGCGACCCGGCGGGGCTTACGCTGGAGGAAACCGAGACCTTTGACGCCTGCCAGAGCATCGAGGCGCTGAAGGCCAGCGAGTACTTCGGTGCGGACCTGCCCAAAGCCAAGGTCTTTCGCAAGACGCGCTACTGGGTGCGCTTTCCTGTTGGCGACAATCATGCCGTGCTGAAGCACTCAGGCGAAACTGATGTCGTCTATCGCTACGGCGGCAAGGCGATGATCTGCGATTATAAGGCCCTTTGGGGCGACGTAGCCGAGTCGCCGGCCAACCTACAACTCCGCGACTACGCGGTGCTCGTTCGCGGGCATTTAGTTCTCGTGGACCAGGTAGCGGTCTGCATCATCCAACCGCGTGTCAGCAGGAATCCAGAGGTCTGCGTGTACCAGAAAGCGGACCTGGACCGCGCTGCTGCGGAACTTTACGAGAGGGTCGTAAAGTCCAATGATCCGAAGTCGCCGCGAGTGGCGGGGCAGCCCCAGTGCCAATACTGCCGGGCTAAGTCCCTCTGCGTTGAATACTCGAAATGGACGGCCAACCTGCTGCCGGTCGTCGTCGAGCCCGCGCGCCAAGCAGCGCTGTTTCAGGTGGCAATGGCAAACTGGACGCCGGACCAATGGGCACTGGCAGCCGACATCCTGGCGCCGGCCGGGAAGCGTCTGGACGAAATCAAAGAGGCCATCAAGGCTCGGCTTGAAGCGGACGGCGCTTCCGTGCGCGGCTGGACACTGGCGCCCGGCAGCAAACGGGAAACCATCACGGACCCGCAAGCGGTGTACGATCGGCTGGCGGCGCTGGGCGGCACGCTGGAGAAGTACATGAAGTGCCTCAGCGTCGGCAAGACGCTGCTGAAGGAAGTTGTGCATGAAGTAACCGGCGCGAAAGGAGCGGCGCTCAACGCAGCGATGGACACGCTCACCAAGGGCCTGGTCGAAGTGAAACAGACAGCGCCATCGCTGAAGAAAGTGGAGCCCAAATGAAGGCCATCCGCGCTTGGGCTGCCATCTCCGGTGCTCTGCTACTGGCGGCACTCTGCCTGCGCACTCTCCCCACAAGCTGGCAAGGGGTGGCCATCTTGGGCGGGGTGATGCTCACCAACCTGGGGCTGCTCGTTTACATTTTACGACGATGAACCTATGCTCCAGTGGTCACGAAGAAATCTGCTTTGAGGAGCGGGAGTGTCCTTTTTGCGCCTCGATAGCTAAGAAGGATGAGACCATCAAAGACTTGGAAGAGGAGCGAGAAGCGCTAGAGAGCGCCATAGTAGAAGCCAATGCTCGCATCGCAGAGCTTCAGGAAGAGCCTCTAATCACTCAGGCAGAGAACGCGCTCAGAGCCGTTGCTAAGGCAAATCATGGACCGCTTCTCCTATCAACGTCTGTGTGAGTCGCGGCCGGGGTTGTCATTACCGCCCTGGCACCGGCTCACGCGGACTGACCGGCATCGCGCCAAGCGGTTCACTCAGGATGAGCTTATCACAAAGCGCGTGGCGGTGCTGCTCGCCCGCACCAACGGCACAGATCGGCTTCAACCTATGAAATCAATCAGCAAACTCACTCGCTGGAGTAAGGGCCTTAGGAATGGTCCCTACAACGGCGTGTGCGCTCCTATATGACACAAGATGAACTCGACTCCTCAATGCTCTCAAAAGGATATGTTCGCACTGCCTCCGGATGGTCAAGGCCCGCTCGTGCTCGAATTGACCGGCATCCAGGCACCGCGGACACTGGCCCAGAAGAAGCACAAGCTGCTGCATCCAGCACTGCCGAACTACCACATACCGAGCTTCAAGAATGCGAAGCACTGGATCACGAAGCTGCCCAACGGGAAGCCGCTCAAGAGACCGTTCCTGATTACATCCCCGGCGTTTCAGGAGTGGATGGAGAAAGCCGTCCAGAGTTTAGAATCTCAGTTACTCTCAAAGTGTCAAACCGGGGCCGACGCGACCCAACTGGTGCGCTCGAAACTATTTGCGATGTTATCACGGCTACCCGCCGACGACTCAGTGAACGACTTAGTGGAGGGGTCGTGGAAAGTGGTAAGGGTAGCTCCCGGCGAAGAGGGCGCGACCATCACCATCGAACGGCTGTAGAGGACAAGGTGCCATTTTGACCTATGGCTTTTCAATACTGGCCGCAATGGCGGATCTGGGCTTCTAACGAGGCAGAGGCCAAACACCTATCGCCCTCCTCGTGGCGGCAGGATGTGCAGAGAGTGCTTGAGGATACGGAAGCGACTACTCTAATCGGACGTACCACTGGTAGAACTTCTCCAGCAGCCCCATGCGCTCGTCCAGAGCCTTCGAGTATTCCTCAATCTGCTTCTCGTTCAAGGACGCCACAAACTGGCGCTCCGTCTGCTGGCTCCCGGTGAAGGGCCGGCGCGAATAGCTCTGCATAGCCTTGATTATGGCGGTGTCGCTCGGGTGAGTCTTGCGTAGCTCGTCTAGAATCCTCCTGGCCTTGCCTTCGTCATCGTTGCGGAGAGCGGTCCTCAGTTTTGAGTAACTGGCGGCGTCCGTCTGCACTTGCTGCCAGCCGGTGGTCTTGGTGAGCCCCTCCTTGGCCATGAACTTCCTGGCCAGTTCTCCGACGTTTCCGGCATCCGAAGCGGCTGGTTCCACCTTGATGCCGGCGGTGCCAAAGGCTTGGCGCATCATCGAACCTGCCGGCGGTGCGGAGACCATTCCCGGCAAAGCCGCGTGGCCGGCAGCCTGCGCGTAGCGGCCAAAGGTGATTGGCACGGGCACGGCGGCGCCGGCAGCGGCCTGCAGCCTGCCTCCCGTCGTGGTCGTGCGCTCGCCGGTCGGCGTTACGCCCGTTCCCAAGATCATCGCGGCCCGGGTGATCGGTTGTTCCTTGTTCCCGGCAATCTGGCTGACGGCATCGGCAAAGGTCGGCTTGGTGTTGTAGAGCCGCCAGAGGTCGTGAGTGACTTCGTTGAATATCGCCAGAGGACTCAGCCAGAAACCGTGAGAGTCCGCACCGAAACCGGGAATCCAGGCGTCCATCTTGTGGCCTTCCTCTTCATTCTGCCAAGTCGGCTGCTTGCGGGTGATGAGATTGATTGCCTGCGTGAGCCCGGCCAGGAACAGCAGCCCTTTCCCAATCGCCATGCCGGTGGTTCCCAGCCCGGTCAATCCTTCCCTCTGTCCGGTGACCTTCGACAAGCCCGTGAGCCTCGCCGTGGACACGACTTCCTTCTTGAGCAAACCTTCAACCCACTGCGGTGCCAGGAACAGCATCCGAGCCAGGTCCTGCTGCCACTTCGCCTTGAGAATCCCTTGCCGCCCGATGTTGCCGTAGAAGTTGTTCACGTCTTTGGCGATGTCGCGCATTAACGCATCGGGGTTAAAGTCGGTGCCGCGTTTGCTTAGGATCGCGTGCTGGCGTTCGTATTCGTGGACCACCGATTCAGACATCAAGCCGCGAGTGAACTTGTCGAACAGGAAACGGTTGTACCGCCCCACGCTCGGGTCGAGCGCGGCCTGGAGGCCGCGACGCACAGGGCCGGCCATCGGAGTAAGGTTGGTCACCAGGTCCTTGTAGAGCGCATCCTGCACGCGGCCGAGGTTCGCGCCCATCTCGCCGTAGAACTTCTCCACGAGTGCTCTGCGGGTGATTTTACCGTCGCCATAAGGGACAAGCTCCTTGGCCCAATCGGCATCGGCGGGGCGGACGAGGCCCTTGCGCACCGCCTCCGGGATGTCGCGCTCAGCCCAATCCAGCACGGACACACCTTTTTGACCCAATTCGTAGGTTTGAAGGCCAATGATGGATGTCCCGTAGTAGGTCATCCTGCCCAGGTGGAAGAAATCGCCAACGAGCAACGTGTGCTTGATTAGCTGGGTAGCGTAGAGAAGGTTCCGCGTCGGGGCGTAGTTCTCGATGACGTTCTCGGCGAACAGATTGTTGAGCCCGCTGTGATAGTCCTTCAGGACGGCCAGGCCCGTGTTCCCTACCAGCTTGTAACGCGGATCGCCTGGTATCAATCCTCCGCCGCTCGCCTGCTTGGCTTTGACGGCCATCGGCGTGCCGTCGGGCAGCTTCATGTCCAGCAGCGCCTCTTTCCACTGATCGCGTAGGATTGCGCCAAGGCCCTGGCGGTAGCGGTGGCTGGCGAGGCTGGCAATGTCGTGGGTCACTCGCATGAAGGGACCAGCTTCCAAGGCGTCGTAGTGGGTCTTAAACGTCCTCGGCTCCCGATACATTCGGCCAATTACGGAGGGATTGAATATGGTATCGAAGGAGCGCCAGATGTCCACGAAACGATGCCCAAGGTAGCTCGGCAGCTTCGTGACGACAATCCCGGCGTCATGCTCCTTGCGGATGATGTCATCCATCGCCTGCCGGGCGCGGTAGGACGTCTCCTGCAAGGCCGGATCATCCCAATGGGCGATGGCGTAGCGGACTTCCTTCTCGCTGGTGTCAAGGTCGCGGAGCCAACCGCGAGCAACCTGCTTCTGGCGGATGGTGCCAGTCTTGAGCAGGTCTTGCGCCTTCACTCGGCCAGCATCAATCTTGGCCAGGAAACCAGGGGCCTCGGTGCGATTGAAACCGGCCTCAACCAACACGTTCGCCGCGTGCAGGACTTCCTTGTTCCCACGCTGCCAGGGCAGTCTTAGCCGGCCAAGACCTGTGGGCTTCTGTACGGATGGCGCGCGGATGCGGTTTTCGATCTGCTGGGAGAGGTTGCCTTTCTGGTTGTCGGCCGAGTCGAGCGCCCGAGCGGTGTCCGAAACCAGCCCCCGCCGGCTCACGATCAGGCTGAAGGCTTCACCGGAGCGGTCCACCAGGTCTTTAGCCTCGCGGGCCGAGGGCATCATGGCGCCGGGCTTTTCTCCCTCCAACTTCAGTGTTGCCCGGCTCTCTTTGTAGCCTTCAGGCATTGTGCCAGTGGGCAATCGGGGCTCAGTTGGTTCATAGTACGCTTTCGACCCGGATGGCTGGCCGGTTGCGTAGTAGCGCCCTTTCGCTGGCCCAACTCTCAGCGGCCAGCCTGGACCCAGCGGAGGCGCACCTGTGGGCGGTCCAGTCGGACGCGCAATCTTCGGCACGTCGAAGCCGCGGGCGAGTGTGCCTTCTTGGGCTTCGGCTTGGCGGGCCACGAAGCGTTGCGCCTCGGGGGAGAGCGTCTGCCGTGCTGGTTCCGGTGGGAACTTCTGCGGGTAGCGGGCCAGTGGTGT